AGAAATCCGTTTTCTGTTTTCTTGCTTTTCCCCATCGCCCCGCACAGGAGTCCGGTGATGTAGTCAATCGACATCACCGCGATCAGGACCCACACGAGCGGAGGCATCGTTACAAAAAACGACGCGATTGCACCCCCGGCCGCCGCCAACAGTTCCGTTACCTTTTTCATGTTTCCTTTCCTCCATTTTCTTTTGTTTATAACGGACCCAGCACGGGCACCAACAGCAAGTTCTCCTCAGCTTGCGTCCGCTGGCGCCCATGCAAATCCGTCCTTTTCCTGGTTCATAGGTAAAACAGTAGCTGATCTCCTCCGCGATCCGGTCCATCGTCTCACCTCTGCCGTTTCGCTGGTTGTTTGTTGTTATTGTTCTGTCAGTCTGCATCCGTAGATAATTACTCTTGATCCGGCAATGATCGGCGTTGTTGTCTGACTATATCTCTTGAATTGAACGCCAGTCAATGCCGTTATATTATAAACGCACGCACCATCTTGCGAATCTGCATAGTTGAATGTTGCCAATTGTGGTGCCTGTGTATTGCCGCTTGATGATGCTTTCCCCAAACAAATCCCAATGCCACCGAATGTCATAAAATTATGAACCATCCAGTTTTTTGAGCCATTGATAAGGCGTAATGTGGCAAATCCTCTTTTCATTCCATCTTGATCGAACATTGATGCGCTAATATAGTCATTTATTGATGCCGCTTCTGTGCCGAAAATAAGAATAACCTGTGCAATGGCAAGTTTGAACGGATTGCCATTTATGTCGGTTGTCACGTTTACCTCATCGGAATCTTGTGCAACGGCAAAATCCGCAACCCGTTCCATGTTTCCGTATTGCGGTTCCGGGTTGCTCCCGTCCATCACATCAAACTCATGATCCCCTTCGGCGTCGGTGATCACCACCCGGTGACCGCCCGTTATGTCCGTAACGGTGACTGTCGGTGAAACTCCATCAGCACCAGGCGCACCAGGTGCACCGTCTTGCCCGTCTTCGCCATCCTGGCCCGGTGCTCCCTGTTCTCCCGGATCGCCCTTTTCACCCGGATCGCCTTTTTCGCCTGGATCTCCCTTTTCACCCGGATCGCCTTTGTCTCCCTTTGGCCCGTCAAACTCGCCGGATTCTTTCGCGGCTTCCAGCGCGGCATCGATTGCCTCCGGAATGTCTTCCAGTGCTTGCTCGACCTCCGCCAGCTTCGCGTTTGCTTCCGTTTCCCATTCTTCAATCGGATCAGGCGTTTCTCCGGTGGATGGTAAGGACCGGATTACTTCGATCTGGCCCGTGTAGCTCTTCGCTACCACTGCGTTATATACAAACGAAAGTTGGATTTCTCCGGTTCCGGCTGCCGTCAGGTCGCTGTCGCGGATCTCCCACAGCACAATATCTCCGTGCTTCTGCACGAGTGCCGGATAACTGACGCCTTTCGGACTGATCACCGTCAGTGCCGGCAGCGCGTCCGGATATTCCGCGAAAATGTCCGCGCACTCGAAACCGATGCCGGTCCGCAGATTCTCCGCCACCTTGCCGATCGTGATTTTTTTCTTTCCGATCTCTTCCAGGCGGATATTTCTCAGATCCATGTCCGTTCCCCCTTATCCTTCCTGCAGGAATTCCCGCATCATCCAGCCGACTTTTCCGTTGTAGCTCACATAGTCCCAGGCCTTTTCCGGTTCCGGCTCCAGCTTCACCTCTTCGCCGGTGTTGATCCGCATGATGATCGCTGCTGACTTGCTCTGCTCTTTCCGCAGTGCCACCCGCTTCCCGGTCACTTCCGCATATCCCGGCCGCGCCATATCGTCATCCTCCTCCGCTTCCGCGTACGTGACGCCCTTGATCTCGCCCCAGTGCGTCCACTTGTACTTCCCTTTGCTGTTCTTGTCCGTGATCCGGCTCATCACCACGCCTTTCTGCGTGCTGGCGGCTTCGATCACATACCCGTCCCCGATGTAGCAACCGATATGCGGCTTTTTGCCGGTCTCCGGGTTGCTGGTGAACACCGCGCTGCCGGGGCGGAGCGTCCTCCCGTCGCTCCGCTTTCCGGCGGTCATGGTGCCCTTTGTGCTGCAATAGCGGTCGTATATAGAGTTACTCCCGTGGGCGACCGATCCGCCCAGCTCGCTCATGGCCCAGCGCCACAGGCCGCTGCAGTCCCAAACCCGGTGCCCGATCCATTTCGCGCCGTACTTCGCGCCCATGTAGTAATCGTCATCTTTTGCCGCTTTGTCCGTCTGCCAGTCGTTGCCGAACAGTTTCACCATCCTGGCGATCAGCCCGTCCTGGTCCTTCCGCGTCCAGCTCTGGCCGTATTTTCCCCAGATATACCCGCCCTGGATGTCCAGCGCGTACCGGAATTTATCAATAACGGCCTCCGCCTTAATCACGCGGATCACTCCTCCCGTTTGCAGTCATCAGCGCAGAAATAATAAAGCCGATAACCGCACCTGCGGCCATCAGCATCAGTCCAACCCACCACGGTATCATAATCTTTCTCCTCCTTATTGCGGTGTGTAGCTTCTGTCTGTTCCGCATCCGAACCGGAAAAGGTTTACTTTTCCCGTATCCGTGTGGAAGTTGATGATGTCGATGCAGTATTCCGTGATCGTTCCGATTGCCCGGTCGTATGATGTCGGCGTCCCTTCCTCGCAGCCCTCTTCCTCGGTATTGATCCTCACCGGCAGCGAGCAGCATGTGGAGATAAACGGGAAGCTCAGGTCGCTGCATTTCACAATGTTGTCCCAGTGTGTGTGCCCGTGCACATATGCGATTACGTTTCCGTATCCCTTGATGATGGTTTCCATCGCGCTTCCGTTCGTCACGTTCTGGCCGTTCCAGTTCACGCTGGCCCGTGTCGGCGTATGCGCGAAGAATACCACCGGCAGCGTGCAATTCGTCAGCGCTTCCGTTACAAGCTCCGTTTCCGTGCTTGTGAACCCGACGGTTGATGTTGTCGCGCAGCTGTTGATCACGATCACGCGCACGCCGTTCACGTCGAAGTAATAGCTCGACTTGTCGCTGGAGTAATGGACGTCCCCGATCCAGCGGGTGTCCTTTCCCCACATTCCGATTGCATCCGCCACGTTCATCGCTGTCGGATCGTTCAGGTACTGCGCTGCCCGGCCCACACCGTAAAGCTCATGGTGTCCCAGCGCGTACATCACCGGCCGGGTCGTTTTTTTCATGTTTTCCATCATCGGCGCGAAGTATTCCTTGTTTGCCAGCCTGCTCTCCGCGTATCCGTTGATGACGTCCCCTCCGTGGATCAGGAAGTCCGCTCCCATCAGTGTGGCCATTTCCGCCGCGATGTCCATATGCTCCCGTGTGTCATAGCTTCCGCTGTAATGGGAGTCCGTTACGAAGACAACGCTCAACGTATCCGGATCTCGGTCGGCCATCGCTTCCGTTACCGTCTCCCGGATCTGGTCCGCGTACTTTTTCAGCGCTCCTCCTTCCGTATCCTCCGCCGTTTCGGCAAGCTGGAAGTGATACGTGTCCAGGACGTCCATCTCCGTGTTGTCCGTTTTTGCGAATACGATCTTGTACGCGTAGTCCGGATTCAAGTGCTTCCGCCCCGTAATCCATCCTTCCGTTCCGACAAACGTGTGCGCCGTCTTCGCGTATTTGTATACGTAATACCGGTAACCGGCGTCCACGGATGCCTCGAATCCGATTTCACTCTCGTAGTAAACATCTGCCGGCGTGGAGATGCGGGCGGTGTTCCTGTTTTCTGCCGGTTCTCCCGTTGCGCTTACGTAGGCCAGATCTGCCTGCCATTCCAGCGCGACGATCCCATCCGCGCTCTTCAGCTCGTTCTGCCCGGCCCTGATCTCCGTGATGTAGTCCATGATGGTCGGAACCGTGAATGCGTAGTTTTCGCTGTATCCCTCCGTCAGTGTTTCGCCCAGTGAGTCGCCCACAGCGCCCAGTACAAACTTGTACGCGTATTTCGCCGGCAGGTATACCGACCCGGTTTTCCACCCGGACTGGCCGATAAACGCGTGGCTCTCCATGTCGTATCTGTATACGACCGCCCGCGCTCCGCTTGCGATTGTCAGCGTGCAGCCGGACCGGAATTCGTTCCAGGTGTCTTCCGGAGTTGATACACGTTTGTAATCAGTGTCGGATGCTGCTTCCCCTGTTTCGCTGTTGTATGTCAGTCCGGCCTGCCATGCCAGGCGCCTGTTTCCGTTTCCTCCGCTGACAAGGCTTTCGACTGTTTCCGCCTCGTCCGTCTGCAGGTACGGCGTATAAACTCCCGGCTGGTCGCCCTTTTCAATCATTACCCGCACTTCGTCAATGCCGACCGTTTCCTGGAATTCCACCCGCATAAACATCGCGTTGGACGGAACGGTGATCACTTTTCCGAAGTCCCGGCTGATGAAGTCCTTCGCCTCGTCATAGAAGGCATTTTCATATGTTCCTTTCATGCAGTTGCCGGAAAAAACGTATGTTTCTCCCTCTTCCACCGGGATGTACCCCGTTACGTAGTGCGTCCCGTCAATCACGACTCCGTTCTGCAGGTCTGCGGTGATCAGTTCGCCCGGATCTACCAGGTTTTTCGTTCCGTCCGTGAACGCTGCGATTGTCCGGAACGCTTTTTCGTTTACCAGCTCCGCGGCCTCTGTTGCCGCCTGCATTTCATCAAACTGCGCGATGATCTCCTGGTAAGTCGGTACGCTTCCGGTCGGTGCCACGGCTCCGTTGGCCCCCGTATTGCTCACGATTCCGTCCACGATCCGCATTGTCCCGGTGATTCCGTCTCCGGTCAGCTTGATCGCCAGGGTGAAATTGCCCTCCACGTTGTAGCACGCCGGCGGCAGCGTAATATATGCAACGTTCCCGCTTACGGTTCCGTAGCTCGTCAGGGCAATCGGCGTCCCTTCCGCGTTGATAAAAATGCCCTGGCACGAACACCCGGTAAGATTCACCGGCTGACCGTTCCTGAACACCCTCACGCCGAACCGGTTCGCGTTGCTATCTCCGCTTCCGATCGTGTTCCCCATAAAGGAGCGGAAAATTGTCCCGCTTTCTAACTCAATGTTTGCCAGATCCCGCTTATATACCGCCATATTCTTTCACCCTTTCGATTAAGATACAGTGACCTGTTTCCATGCCGTGTTCCATTCGTTCGCATTCTTTTTATGCCGAATGTACATGGCTCCGGATGTGTTGATGAAGATGTACATTCCGTAATTCCCGGCCGCTTTCATCACCAGCAGCGTGCCGTAGTTACTCGGAATATAGTTTGTAATGGAAGTCTGGCTGGCCACCATGTATGCACCGTTATCCAGTCCCAGGATATAGGTGTCGCTTGTTACGTTGGCAGATGACAGCGTGCCTTTTTGTGTTTCTCCAACGTCATCCCGCCATGCCGGCACGCCGCTGTTGTCCGTTTTCCAGACTTTGCCGTAATTCGTTCCGCCTTTCAGAACGTATCCGTCCTGGTCCTTTGTGTTCGGTTTCGCTCCGGTGCCGCTGCCTGGGTTTGCGTATTCCGGCATCAGATCCACCGCTTGCTCAACCAGTTCTCTTTTTGCCCGGTCTGTCAGTTTTTCTGATCCGATGCTGTTGTTCTGAACGTTGTACCCGGTCACGGTCCGTCCGCCGAAGTCCTGGACGTTGCTCAGTTTCAGGCCGCTGATCTTTTCGTGAACAAAGTCATATTCCCATTCGCTCACATAAAGCGTCATTTCCAGGCCGATCCGTTCATCGTACGCCTTCACGGTATCGTACAGGAGCACACTCTTCATGCCCTTCAGCCAGGAATATTCTGCCGTGTTTTCCAGCGGCTCGATCTGGATCGTTACCTCTTCGCTTATCCGGTCCGCGTGCTGAACGCTGAAGCGCTCCGCCGCCTTGGCCCTCATCTCGTCGTACAGATCCGATGCATCCCAGACGCTCCCGTCCCCGGTGCCTTTGTCCTTGCCAACCTGTCCGGCCACGTTCAGCCGTTCCATGATAATCACCGGATAGCTGCTGATCGTCGGACTGTCCACCCATTGCTCCGGGAGGTACAGATCTCCTCCGCCCTCGTCCTTGGCTACCGGGACAACCCGGTTCACCAGGTTCGTGCTGGATCTCTTCCACTGGATTCCCCTCGCGTTCACGCCGTACCGGATTCGGTATCCGCGGTCCACGCTCGTGCGCTGCATCACGAACAGATCCCAGTTGTCGCGGGTAAACCGCGCATTGAACGCGCTCACGATTCCCTTGTCAGGATCGAGCAGCGCAAACATCCCGTTTTTGCCCTTGATCTCCCCGGTATAAGTGCCGTTTTCGTCCGTCGTGAGGTTCGTCGCGATGGTCCCGCGGTACGGGATCATCAGTCCCTCCAGAATCCGTCCGAGCGCCAGCGCCGGACTCCCCTGGCTGATTGCCACGTCCTGAACCAGATTACCGGCCAGATCATAACTGACGTGTTGCCCGGTCACGGTCACCGTCTGCGCGTCGTTGTCGATCGTCGGCTCCTTCAGCCGGAAAAGCTGGTCTTTGATCACCCGCGGCTGGTTCTCGCTTGCGCTTACGTGCCTGTCGAAAGTCACCTTGTTCTTCTGGATGTATCCGATGAGTCCGTAATAGGTGCTCATCTTGTACCAGTTCGTATTGTAATCCTCGACAAAGTACAGATCTGTCCCCGCCGGCAGCGTTACCAGCACCGGCGCCCCGCTGGTCGTGTCCGGAATCTCCTTCCACCAGCTGCTATTTGGTGGCGGAACAAACTTTGTCGCGCTGCTTGTGTCAAAATATGTGCATTGATAATTCCTGTGGCCGCTTCCGGTAACGCTTACCTTGTCGCCCACCGCGTAATCTGTCGGACTCATCTGCGATCCGTTCCATTCCTGGTAATAGATCGACGTCGGCGCGCTCGCGCTTTCCCGCATTTCCGCCGATCCGGTCGTCTTGTAGATGTCCGCGTCATATCCGCTGAAACTGTTTTCGATGGTTTCCACCGGCACCGGGATCTTTACGATGGCCCCCGGCACCAGGTGCGTCCATTTTCCCGCCGGATCAATCGGATGGACCATCTGCATATCATAGTTACCGCCGGCCACGTTCCGCGCCGTTCCGTTCAGCGGAGTCAGCACCGCGTTCCCGTTCTTCTCAAAATCCTCATTTCCGATATCATAGACGCAGATCATAGGAATCTCTGCCTCCTGTCAATCACCAGTTTGCTCCATCCGCTGCCGGTGATCGTATTGCTCCCCGGCTCCAGCACCGGGAACCTCCCGCTGCTTGCTGCCGTCAGCACCGTTGTCGCGTCCCCGCTCAGCACCTCGCAGATCTTGCAGTCGATGATATAATCCTGTCCGCTGGTCAGACCTGTCACCGTCAGCGTCCGTCCGTTCGCGGTGATCGTCATGCTCGTTCCGCTGGCCGTCGCGATGATCCGCGGCCGTGCCCTCAGGTCTCCGGTATTCATCACGGCGCTCCCGCTGCTCGTGATCGTCACCGTCGCCTCGTTCAGCAGTTCCTTCTCCGGCTGGCAGTAAAACTGACATTCACCCACCCACCAGTCCAGGTTTTTGCTGTGCCGCTGGAGCGTAATTGCGCCGATCACCCGCGCCGGTTGTTTCCGGTCCGGTTCGCTTCCGCTCGTAAAGTACCCGGCTCCCCTCAGCCAGTTGTAAACCTCCCGGACGTGAAATCCTCCCTTTACCTCGATCTCCGCCGTCTGAATGTAGCTGTTGAAAACCGGATCATTGTCTTCCCCTTCGAGCTGCGTCAGATCGCCGCTCGCTCCCGGAATCTCAATGTGGTTTACCCGTTCCTCCGGCCGGATAATCGGCAGCGGCGCACTCAGGATCACGCCCATGCTCCGGCAGTCTTTATTTTTCCATATGAAAAAGCTCCGGCCCATTGTCATCAACTCCCGTATCCGCTCATCGTCCGCTTCTGCGCGGCCGCCATTGCCGAGGCGAGTCCCGCCGCGTCCGTGCCGTTGTTCATGATCATCCGTTCAACATAGAGGTTGCTTGAATAGTTCCGGCTGCTGACCTCCCGTGCCGGCGTCACCTGTTCGCCCGGATGCAGCCACGCCAGCCGTGTGTCCGGAACGCTCCAGATGCCGTTTGCATATCCCGGCCGGAAACTTCCGAAAAGCGTGTCCATGTAATAGTCCGCCAGTCCTCCGCCTCCGCCGGCCGCTCCTCCGCCGAACGCGCTCGATCCGCCGTTATTGATCACGAACCGGATCGGCACGCTCACCGTTCCGATCTGCGCGGAAATCATTGCGGCGGCCTCTTCGTCCGTCTTCGGCTCTATTTTCACCTCTGCCGTCGGTTCGTTATTGTTTCCGCCGAATAGATCTTTCCACACGGATTTCGCCAGCTCTTTCGGCACGTTTACGATGTCGTCAAACCAGTCTGACCATGATTTTTTCGCGCCTTCAAAAGCCTGTTCTATGGCTTTTCCTGATTCCGCTGCCGCTTCTTCCAGGCTTCCTCCGTTCCGCAGCGTCCGGAAAAACATCGTCTGGTCTTCCAGCACGGACGGGATCAGTGCCGTCAGCCCGGTCGGATCGAACATCGTCAGCGCGGCCGCGCCTGTTGAAATCGCTCCTGTCAGCGCAACGCCTCCGCCGGTTGCCAGCAGTTTCGCGCCGAGTCCGGCTGCTGCTCCCGTTGTCGCGCCTTCTCCGGCTCCGGTCAGCGTCTTGAATCCGTTGATCAGCCGCAATCCTTCCAGCACGCCCTCGCCGATTTTCAGCGCGCCGAATGCGATGCCGATCGCTTTGATTCCTTCCACGATTGCGGACCAGTTATTTTTGATCAATTCAAGTCCGCTCGTGAGTTTGTCGAACACGGTCACGAAATTGTTTACCACGTCCTCCGGGTTTACTTTGCTCAGGTCGTCAAACAAACCCGCAACGCTCTCTCCGAGCTTTGTGAGCATTTCCTGTCCTTCCGGTTTCTGGAGGTATTCCAGGATGGTGCTCAGTACTCCATTCAGCGCGTCCGCGCCTTTTGTAAGTCCCGGTGCAACCGCGCTCAGGATCTCATCTTTCAGGCTTGTCCATGTATGCTCCAGCGCGCCCACCCGGTCGCCGAGCGTGTCGAGGTTGTTGGTCGCCGTTTCGCTGGTGACGTTTACGCCGTCCAGCGCCTTGTTATATTCTTCCAGGCTTCTGTACTGCTGGAACAGCGGAACCAGCTCATTCCAGCTCCGTCCGAACAGGGACATTGCCGCGGCTTCCTTGTCCCAGCCATCGCCCATGTTCATCATGGCCTGTCCGGCTTTCCAGAACATTTCCACCGTGTCGGTCGTGATGAACGTCTCCGCGCCTTTGCCAGTTTCAAACAGGAGGCCGAGCTCCCGCAGCGTTTTCAGCGTCTCGCTTGAACCCTTGCCGATGTTTGAATTCAGTTTTTTCTGGCTGGACAGGATCGCGTCTGTTGTGGTTTTGAGTCCCTCCGCCTCCAGGCCCAGCATCTGTTTGTATCTCTGGAGCGGAATGTTGTACATCTGTGCTATTTCCGCCTGATCACTTGCCCGCTGCGCGGAGTCCATGATCATATTCCAGAGTTTTTCGCCCAGGTCCACGGCCTTTCGCGCCGCGTTTTCCAGTCCGTCCGTGATCCGTCCGACGCCGGTGATTACCTGGTCAAGGCTGATTTTTTTGCCGATGCCGTTCACGCTTTTCGTCAGCGTGTCCGCTCCCTGTGCCGCCTGTTGCTCGCTCATGGTCAGCTCGTTCAGCGCGGTTTGTGTGTCGTACATCGCCGCCTCAGCGTTCAGCATCTGGGTCTGAAGCTTGATATACTCGCTGTTGAGCTTGCTGACCCCACCCTCGTCCGCCTTCTGGAGCGCGGCGCGGTATTCGTCCACCATCCGCTTCTGTGCCTGGAGCTTCGCGGTCAGTTGGCTGGTTTTGGTCGCCATCGCGCTCTCGGCGTCGCCCGTCGCCTTAAAGCGGCTTTCCGCCTGTTTCAGTGCCGCGTCGAATTCCTTGATCTGTGCTTTCGCAGTGTTGATATTCTGGGAAAAATCCCCCAGCTCGACGCCCAGCTTCAGATTGACGGCCATGCAATCACATCCTCATTTTTGAGTCATATTGTGTCCGGTAATAGAATAGGTCCAGGATTTCTCCCGGCCTCATCCGGTTGATTTCGTCCATTCGCAGTCCGGCTGTAAGTCCATAGGAAACGAGCCGCCGGTATGTCAGTTCCCTTGCGGTTTTTTTGCCCGCTCTTCCTCAAGTATCTCGTCCACCGGACCCTTTTCGTCCGGCTTCACTTCCATCATGTTCCCCTCGTTGATTTCCGCCATTGTTGCGATCGCAAACGGGAGGATCAGCGCCGGCCGCATATTCCGCAGCACCCACTTCGCCGTCAGATCCGGCTCCTGTCCGTTTGCTTCCAGTCCGGAGTTTCCGAGGATGGTGATCAGTTTACCCAGCTTTTCGATTTTTTCCGCGTCCTTTACGACGTCGAAATAAATTTCCGGTTCCTTGTTCGGATCGTTCTCGTCTTCCACCTTCCGGAGTCCGAAAACCTCCTCCTTCAGTTGGAATGCGGTGCATCCCATTTCCCGCTGGATCTCGATGATCTCGAATGCGGTATAATTCAGCGGCACCACGCGTCCGCCGATTTTAATCTCTGTCATGTTTTCCTCCTTATGCAAAAATCAAGGAGGCCGGACTTTTGTCCGGCCCCCTTGTTCATCAGGTCGTCACTGCCGCGGGTACGTTGAGGACCGTATTGATCCACGCCTTCGCGGCCGCGATGTTCTCGAAGGTGAAATGCACCCGGAACTTCTGTTCGTCCGAGGAGTCGACCAGGAGGCTCGCCGCCCGCCCGTTCAGCGTCGGCGTGTTCCACTGGATATTTCCCTCTTTGGTCGTCGTGTTCTGGTTCTCTTCCTGGAATTTGATTTTCAGGACGATCCATCCCTCGAACTTCTTCACGCCGTTCTCACGCATCCGGCGGATGTAGCCGAAACCGCCGTAAGGCGTTTCGTTGTCGCCCTCCGCGTACGCGGTCACGCCGCCCACAGATATCGTCTTTTCGCCGAACAGCAGCACCCGGTCGCTGTCGCTCAGTCCGGTCGGCTCGAAGCTCATGCCCAGCGCCGTCAGGCCGTTGTCATCATCGACGATGCGGTCGTCTCCGTAAAGCGGATTGTCCGCGTACGTTTTCGAGATGTTGACGTTCCTGGCTTCCTGGATCACGACTCCCGTGCCGTACACCGGCATACTGCCCTCCTGATGGCTCACCAGTGGCGCGAATACCGGGTACATAAGACCCACATTCGGATTTGACATGTCTATCCCTCCATTTACTCAAGGCTCAGCTTTTCCAGCTCCTCCCTGAGCTTGTTCTCGATGGCGGCGCCCGCCGCCGCCTGTGATTGTGAAAATGCTTTCCGCATGAAAGGCTGTTTCTGCATGAAAGAGGTGCCGGAGTTGATGGCGCCCGCAATCGCACCGATCGGTTTCTGGTTCTGAAGTCCCCGCTCATATTGGCCGGTTGCCTTCAGGAATGAGGTCGAGTTGCTCTCGTGCCCCTTGAAGTATTTCCCCTTGTAGTTGGTGCGTGCCTTGCTGCTCATGTGGTTAAAATTCACGTTCGTATATCCGGCATGGTTAAAGCCGACGGACGTGTCGACCGCCATGATGCGCTTCCGGAATTTTGCAACCCCGTGCGCTGATCCCATGATGGCCTCTTTTTCTTCCGGTGATGGAAGCCGCTTCTTCCCGCCCTTTGCGTACTTAAACGGCTCTGTGCGGATGCCTTGCACCGCGCTGCTGACCGCGTCAGCCACAACACGCGCTCCCTCATAGAGCGCCAGTGACGCAACATCTTGCGCCTTTTCTCCGATCTTATCCAGTTGCCGGATCAGATCGCCCATCCCGGTCACATCCATTCGGAACGCCATCCCGGTCACCCCTCAATTTGAAACGACCATTCCCAGTGGAAAAGGCCCGTTTCGCGCTCGTACGCGTGATAGTTCAGCGTCCATGCGCTTTCGCAGTGCTCCGTCAGCACGGCCTCGATCAGTGCGATCCATCCTCCGCCGCGCTTCTGGTGGCTCCACAGATCCACGCTTCCCTCGAACGCCCGCACCTGTTTGATGTTATCTCCCTCCAGCGCATCCGCCTCGAATTCCAGCGCGATCGTCCCGTAACTTTCCGCGTTCGGCCGCGGTTTCCAGTCATACTCGGCCACCGGCAGCGTGACGTTGTTCGGCTCTTCGCCCTGGGTAAGTCCTTTGATGGCCGTCACGAGGTTTTCATACTCTTCCGGCATCTCAGGTCACCTCCGTTCCGCTGGTGGTCACCGGCTCCGGCGGATTGTAGCTTCCCGCGTTTCCTTCCTTCCGTCTGATCAGAAGGATCACACCGTTCCATTCCTTGTACGGATCGGTCCGGATTACTTTCCACCGTTCGCCTTTGTATTCCAGTTCCCGCTCGCCGTGATAGTCGCGGTCATACGGTATCAGGAGCTTCGCGTCCGGCTGCAAGCCTTCTCCTCCGCTCTGGTAGATTTCCGCCTGTGTCAGGCTCATTTCCTGAACCCTCAGCTTCCGGCGCTGTTCTACCGGATCGGTCCCGGCCTCGTGCGCGTCCGGCCGGAATGAGATGAGCACGCAGCTCGTCATCATTCTCATTCGTCCGCACCTCCGCCGTAATTCGTGTATTTCTTGCTTGTCCGCATCTGCCCCTTAAAGCTTTTATATGCTTCCAGCAGATTGTCGTAATTCGGCGGGTTTCCGATCCGCATATTGCACCAGGTCGCGATCGTTGTGATGACAAACTCGTCATCAATCGTGCTTTTGTCCGTGATCTCACCCGTCGCCGTGTCCCGGCTGATGCTGATCACTCCCGGCAGCACGATCTCCGCGCTGGTCGTCAGGTCGAGCGCCGCCGCCTTGATCTGCGTGATGATTTCCTGGTCGTAATCGTCCCCGTTCACCGGCAGCATTGCCTTCACTTCCGCAAACATTTCAATCACTTCCCGCCTTGCTTTTCATGTATTCGTCGTACAGTTTCCTGGTATACAGGTGCGTTGCCGGCGCGTGCGTGTCGACCCACAGGCCGAAACCCGCGCAAGCGGCCCTCACACAGAAATGACGGTCCTCGCCCCGCAGCGCCGTGTTGATGTTGGGAATCCTGGAATAATCAATCCCCGCCTCAAACACCCGCCGCTTCACCAGCGTCAGCGCCCCGGTCATTCCGACCTCATAGAGTCCCGGCTTTCGCCATTCCTCCCGCATTCCCGCGCTCTGGTCCATCATCCATGCGTTGCACCAGTATCGTCCGTTTGGTGCCTGTGTCCAGAAGATTTCCGAAACGATGTCCTTGTCCGCCTGGATCAGGTGGTAAAGCGTCCACGGATCGAGCACGATGTCGGTATCTACCGAAAGCCAGTAATCATATCCGCCTTCGAGCATCTCCCGGATCGTCATGTTCCGCAGTTCGCCCATTTTCCACATCAGGTCCAGCGTCCACAGGTGATCGTTGTCGGTCTTGCTGTATACCTCTCCGGTTTCCACCGTCACGGTCTTCGCGTCCCTGATCTCCGGAATCACTTCCGGACAATCGTTCACCACGAAAAACCGGTCCACGGTGAACCCTTCCGGCACCTCCAGCCGGTCGAGTCCTTCCTGGTATTCCCGGAAGATATCCACATCCTGTCGGAGCGGAGCGGTGATCAGAATCTTCTTCATGTCGCCGGCTCCTCTCCCGGCCAGATCGGCACCTGGGCAATGTGTCCCACCCGTGCCGTCGGTTCGCACCATAGCTCCGCGCCGACTTGCTTCGCCCGCCAGCAGAACGCGAGATCCTCTCCGAAGTCCGGCGTTGGCTGGAAGCACGCGCCGTATTTCGTCTGTACATCCTTCAGGATCTCCGTGCTGATGATCGTGCACGCCATCCCGCAGCCTTCCACCCGGAAAGGCTCCATCCCGTAACTCTTTACCCTTTCCACAGGCTTCAGGCTCGTGAAAATACAGGAGTTATACGGCGGCCTCCGGCTCTGGAATGCTCCGCACACAAAGTCCTTTCCGCAGAAAAGCAGATCCTCGACGATCGAGTCATGGAAAACCATGTCACTGTCCAGGAACAGCATATGCGTAAACCCTTCATTGATGGCCTTGCACGCGAGCGAATTCCGCGCCAGATAAACCAGCGTTCCCGCGGTAATCTCCACATGGTGCGCGATTCCTTCCCGCTGGAGATGCTCTGTCAGTCCAATCAGGCTCTTCACAAAGTCCGCCGCCATCAGTCCGGTGCTCGGAACGGCAATCAGCAGTCGAAACGGTTTTTTCATGGTGCCCCCCTTTATCTGGTGGTTTTCTTCCTTGTGGTTTTCTTTGCGGCCGCCTTTTCCGGCGTCTCCGCACTCGCAGCGTTTCCTTCCGGAGTCTCCGGTGCCTCCGCCTCCGCTTCCGGCATCTCGGCGGCTTCCGGCATTTCCGGCACCTCCGCCTCCGCCTTCACCGGCTCGGCCCAGCTCACCGCGCTCCCGGTGGAAAACAGAAAACCGGCCTCCGCCGGGGAGACCTCAATGATCTCCCCGGCTTCGTGCCGGATTCTCGCTGCCCGTGTCAGTCTGACCTTCATCGTGCAGCCTCCTCAGTTATCAGGTGGTGGCGGAGCCGGAACCCTTCTTGACGTTGCAGAACATTCCGGGGCCGGTGACCTTGTGGCCGGCATACTGGCGGCCGTGAACCTTCACCATGTCCGCCTCCGCCTCGCTCAGGTCGTCCCACTTCTTGATGATTCCCTCGCCTTCCGGATAGTTCACCTGGGCGCCGTACAGGTCGCCCACGATCATCCATACGGCGTTTGCGCTCGCGGTGGAGTACGCCGGCAGCGCGCTGGTGTACAGGACGGTCAGTCCGTCATACGGATCAACTGCGAAGTTTCCGGCGATCTTGGCCCGGTTGAAGGCCGCGCTGGTCTTCCGGTTGATGATCACGACGACGTTCTCCGCTTCGTCGCTCAGTTCCGCCTCAGCGTCGACGACGATGGCCAGGTCCGGCTCGCCCTCGATCTTCGGAATGCCGATCGCGCTGGAGCTGTGGCTGGTGCTCGCGCCGGCAATGTCGCCGATCAGCAGAGCGCTCAGCTTCTTGATGATCCGGTGCGTCAGTTCTTCATAGATGTACCGCACCAGAGGCTCGCCGCCGGTCGCGATAATCTCGTCGCTCAGCCGGATGAACTTCTTGATGTTCTTCGGCTTCAGCTCGACGACGCCCAGGGTCAGGTCTTCCTCGGTGATGGCTGTGGTGCCTTCACCGTGCTCATACGCGTCATCGCCGGCACGCTCGAAGGGTACCTTCACATTGCCGACGAAATAGGTCTTCCGGACGCGGTTCAGGATCTTGTCATTCTCCCAGGCAGTCCGGATGATGGTGTCGACCAGCGTCGGAACCGGAAGCTGGCCGCCGGAAGTCGCGTTCTCGGTCAGCAGCGCACGGCATTCCTTCTCGTCTTCGCTCAGGAGGTAACGGGCATACGCTTCCACGTATTCCTTGCTCCCGCGGACCTCGTCCACGCTCTTCACCGGCGTTTCCGCCTGGTAGGTCTTGCCCATCGTGATCCCGGCTGCGCCGGCAGCGATGGCCTTGCGGGTTTCCTCCGCCTGTTTCGCGTTTTCCTTGATCTGGTCGGCATTCTGCCGCAGCTCTTCCATCTCGTTCTTCAGCGCTTCCAGATCCGCGCCGTCCTGTTCCATTTCGGCCAGGATCTGCGCCTTGCGGGTTTCAATCTCCGCCATGCTCTTGTACTTCATTGTCTTTTCCTCCTCAGAATGAATTCGCCTTTATGGCAATCTGGTTTTTCATCCGCTCGCGGGCCTCAAAGGCAAGGCGCTCCTCCTTAACCTCAGCGATAACTCCCTCGCTGACATTCCGTGCGGATATGCTCGTCGCGTCATTGGCCGGCAGTGACACGACGGAAACATCGTACTCTTTGCTCACCGACAGGATCGTCCGGTGAACGTCCACCCGCTTGTTCTCGCGGTCTTCGATTACCTCGCGCTTGTCCTTTCCGCTGCGGAATCCGTGGCTCATCTTGGTCAGGTATCCGCCCCGGATCTCCTCCAGGATCTTGCGCCCTTCCTCCGTTCCGCCGAGGTATCCGCGGATATGGAGTCCCTTTTCGTCCGGTGCGACGGTCAGCGTGTTGTTGCTTCCGCGGGCAAATACGCGGCCCTCGTGATTGAGCTGCATGATGATATCGCTCAGGTCGCACTCATCGAACGCGTGCGGATCGAACCGCTCGAACAGCCTGTATTCGCCATCGTCCCACAGCAGATACTCGTCCCAGGTCGTCGCGTATCCTTCCACGACGTCCGTCCCGTCGTCCATTGTCCGGATCTCCATTGCCCGGATATCAATGTCCCGGTATTCCCGCTCATTCGTCTTCTGCGGCATTGTCGTTCCCTCCCTGATCCTCCGCCGTTCCCACTTTTTTCTCCGGCGGATTTGATACGTCGTAATACTCCCCGCGTGCCGGGATCTGGCTTCCGTACGGTTCCGGCAGCGGCGGCAGATTCTCGATCTCGCGCAGCTCGTTCCGCGTCATCAGGCCCCGGTCCGCGTTCGTCTTGATGGCCTCCAGCTTGTCCCCGTTGCTCATGTACTGGATTCTGTTGGAGCTGAAAAACACTTGATTTCCGTAACTCTCCCGCTCCCGGTCCGTGAAAAGCATCCCGCTCATCACTTCGCTGAGTTGGATCGCGATCCACTCGATCAGTCCCTCATAGAACGCGAGCCAGCTGTCGCCGAAAGCCTTGTTCTGGAGAATGTCCTCGTTCGTTCCGAAGTAATCGAAAACGTTTTCCTTGATCAGCTTTTCCTGTTCAGCGTCCACCTTGTACGCTTCCTGGCGGAGCTGCTGGACGTTGTTGTAAGTGTTTGGGAACAGGATCACGCCGCCGCTCGTCTTTTTGTTTCCGAACGTCGCCGCGTTGAACCGCTCCATTTCCTTCCCCAGGTCGTCATCCGTCGCCCAGTTGTCGCTCTGTGCGCTGAAGCGGTACGTCGCGCCGTTTTTAATGCCCTCTTTGATCCCCTGTCTCTGCATTCCGATCAGGTCGAGGACCGGCCGCATGGCTTCATTGGATTCTCCGAACAGTTCGCTGCCGTACTGGAACCGCGTCATGATGCCGACGTCTGTCAGCTTCTCGGCCCGCCATTTTCCCTCGTCCAGTTCGAACCTGATCCACGGTTCTCCCCGGAATTCGATCATTTTCCACGACTGCGGAACGAGGTTGATAACCCCTGTTTTCGTGTCGTCGTCCCCGTTCCTGGTCGGCACCAGGAAAACGTTATTCCGCGCTCCGAGCACTGTCGCGGTCTGGTAAAGGAACTTGCTCCATTCCTGGTATGGATTCGGCTTCACCTTCATTTTCCGCTGGAGCTCCGGCATCGCCGATCCCTTCAGGTTCGGCCTCAGCTTCGCACTGTGCCGCCCCCATGCGTCCAGGCTCGCCCGGATCAGCTCGGACTCGTATATTGAGCCGCGCCAGTCTGTGAACGCCGGCGTATATCCTTCGAGCATCTTGAACGTTGTGGCTGCCGCCTTTACTGCCGGCTGGCCTTTCCGTCCAAAGATCTTCTCAAACATTCCCATCGTCATCACTCCTCCGCCGGTTGCTTATCCCTCTTGTTGATCAACCGCGTTCCCAGTTCGCCCCACTTGAATATCCGCATCGCCATCGCGTCCATCAGCGCGGCCATGCCGTCCACGTGAGCGTATTTTGATATCTTGACCAGCTTTTTCCGCGGATGCGCGTTCTCCGTGTTGCTTTCCATCTGCTGCGCCGCGTCCGCGAAATGGATCTTCAGCAGATCGTTGTCGTCCATGTCCCGGATGCGGCCTTCCCGCAGCATTCCCTCGACCGTGTCCATGACGCTCGACAGGTTGAACCCCTGGGTTACCGTGTCGGTCTTGAAGCTCTTTGCGTTCAGCTTCTGCACCAGTTCCAGGCTTCCCCAGCGGTCATATCCGATCATCAGCGGGAAAACCTTGTACTTCCGTACCAGGTCCATGCACCAGATCAGCACGTCGTTGTTGTCGATGAACTCCTCGCCGGAAAGTGAAAGGAATCCCTTGCGGATGTAAATCTCGTAAGGAATTCCGTCCCGCTTTGTCGCTTCTTCGATTTTGTTCTTCGGTAGCCAGAAATGCGCGTGTGTCCAGATGATCCCGTCCACCTCTGTCGCGCAGATCCCGCACGTCAGGTCCGTGCTTTGAGACAAGTCGATTCCGAGCACGGAATAATGATTTCTGATCTCTTCCATCGGCTTCCGCCATCCGAAAGCCTTCTCGATAACCTCCGCCCGCAGCCATGCAGTGCTTAGGTTCTGCTTCAGGTTGCAGTATTTCGTCTTGAATTCGATTTCTTTCGAGAGCGATTCGTGAGCGATGTCGATCTCTTTCCGGATAAAATCCCGGCTGACGCTCTCGCCCAGTCCCGGAAGGCTTTTCTCCAGCTCTTCCAGGTCGTCCCACTTCGCCGGATCGTCGATCATGTACAGGATCGGCAGCAGATGCTTCTCCCGGCTGTTCCCCATCAGGAAACTTGTGCCGCGCTTCATCAGCTCATCGAACAGTCCGTCATTTTCATACCCGCCGGAGCTGAGCGCGACTCCCAGCGGCTCCTCGCGTGCGCCGGTACCGGAGACCATGACCTCCCATTGCCGGAGTCCCGCCACTCCCGGCCACGCCGCCACCTCGTCCGCGCTCCAGAACTGCGGGTTATAGCCGTCTGACTTTTTGCTGGAGAACGCAAGTTTTTTGATGGTCGTGTTCGTTTCCTGGATGAACAGTCCCCGGTACTTTGTGCTCTTTGTGATGGAGTCCAGTTCCGGCTCCGCGTGTACGTTATACTCGACCGCAGAAAAAAGAAGATCGCTCTGGTCGATCTTCGGCGCGAGCGCGTAACATTCAGCTCCGTACTCCCCGCAGAACGCGAGATATGTGCAAATGGCTGCGCAAAGAATCGTTTTGCCTTGCTTCCGGCCGATAAGAAGAAATACCTCGACGAACAACCGCCGGACTCTGTCGTCGACAATGCCGAAAATCAGCTCCAGCGTCGCCCGTTCCCACAGGCTCAGCTTTATTCGCTGCGGCGCCAGCTTGCCCTTGTAATGGTGACAGTACCGCTCAACGAACCGGAGCGCGTTGTCTGCCCGTTTCCAGCTGAAAAACCACCGATGCTCCGTCAGTCCCTGGAGGATCACGTCATAGAGCAGCTTGATCCATTTCCCGGCGTTCACGCCTCCGCTCTTGATCTCGTTCCAGTATTGGAGGATCGCGCTTTCGGCGTTCAGATCCGCCACGTTTCTGACCCGGTTCTTCCACGGTATCGTCAGTACCGGCACCGGCGTTTTGATTTTCTTCGGCCGCTCCGGGATTTCCAGTGTCGGCACAGCCTTCCGCCCTGTACCTCCTCCTGTTCCTTTTACCCCATGCTCGTCTCCCGCCTTACGCGTTCATCCGGAACGCGTCCAGGTCCCGCTTCGCTTTTTCCACTCTCGCCCCGCGTTCCGCGACCATCGTGCCGATCGTGCTCAGGCACCGGTTTGCGCTTTCCACATGGCGCGGCAGTTCGCTCAGCAGCGGATGAGCGACCGGCACGTCACCCGTTTTGTAGCTCTTGATGACTGTCAGACCCTCCTCCGCGATCTGGTCCCTCATCTGGTCGATCAGTCCCGCCTCTTCGGCGTATATCCTTGCCGCCTCGATAAAGTCCTGTTCCGTCTCGATCTGGTACGCTTTACCGAAAGCAAGCATTTTCTTCAAAATGGACGCTGGCGTGATCTTTTCATTTGGCTTCTTTGCCTTCGCCCGTCCGGTTTTAGCCTTCGCGGTCTTTTTCGGCATGGTTGCCTCCGCTGCGGTCTTTCCGGATCTGCCGGCGCTCTTGATCTTCTCGCCAGCGTCCAGGTTGCCCACATCAACCGGCGAATCCTCCGCCGAATCTGCGAAAACGACCGTCCGCGCCGGCTGAGCTCCGGCAGACCTCTTCCGTCTTCCGTTCGTCTCCGCCTTTTTCGGCTGAACCTCCGCCTGTTTCATCTCATCCT